GATGAGATGAACGAAATGCTGTGGGAACTGTGACCAGTAAGCAACTCAAAAAACTAGCAAAAGCACAGGGTTGGATTATGCATAGGCAAGGCGCTAAGCATATGATCTACCGCCATCAATCATCATCCAAACAGATAACAATTCCATATCAAGTTCGTGACTTCGTAGGCAAGCAAATCGCTAAGCAGTTAACACTTAGCGATTGAACAGTAAGGTATACCGAGGGGGCAGTGATTTGCCCCCCTTTGTTGTTACTTAGGGTCGCCAAGCGAAAAACGTGGGTCCTTCCTAACCTACAAAAGTATCCAGACGACCGATAAATATTCTTCGAGGGACCCGATATAAAAAAATTCCCCCAGAAAAAAATTATGGAAAAACCCGATTTTGAAAATTACGCAAAGATCTTAGAGAACTTTGACAAATTTTGCGACGAGTTTGAAGAGAGAGCATCCAACGCATTCATGAGAGGTGATCAAAATGACGGACGAGTTACTGGAGAGATTGAACGAGCAGGAGAGGACACTCCTCTGGCTGTCAGAGAGATTGCAGAGCCTGGACCAACGGATGTCGCAACTGGAGCGCCCCACCTTGATGTACCACCGCCCATCATCTGAGGAGTATGAGACGATCGCTCAGACATTAGATTATTTGCATAATAATGTTGAAGGGTTAAAGAGAGACATAGTAAAAATCGCAACACAAGTATAACGATGCCCAATGTAGTTGGACCAGATTGCATAGATACGCCCAGTACAGATGGGTTATGTACATTCCCCGCCAAGGAACTGGGAGGGGCATCTACAACGAGTCCTAACGTAAAGTTCGAGGGCGAGTACGTAGAACATTACCCAGTTGCCGAGAACATCCTTCTAGACGAAGTAGAGGGCACTCCACTGCCTACTAATGTGCTTGGTGTATGTCAACCAGGAATACGAAGACTTAACCCAGTAGTTAACCAGACTGTGTTAATCAATGGGAATCTTTTCGCAGTCACTGGTGATGAAGCAACGTTAGTCACGGGCGTAACCTCACCGAGGACCTTGACAGGTCCCTTCAGTTATCCTACAATAGTAATTGGTTCACGAATTGAAAATTAACTATGGCACGAACAAAGATTGGTTTGAGTGGCACTAAGTTTATCGAGGGCAAACCGAAGACTACTCGGCAAGGTTCGTCGAAGAATACGAAGTATGCCGCGACATCTCGGAATAAGGCGAAGAAGAAGTACAGGGGTCAAGGGCGCTAATCACCGAAAGCGCCGAGCAAAACTAAATATTTAAAGAGATAGCAACCTCTCTAAAAGTTCTGGAAACAGACTTTAGGGAGGTTTTTTCAATGGGACTATTTCCAGTAGACAAAGGTGAAGAATTTATTGAAGAAGGCATGACACTGATCACCGAAACTGACAGTGATCGCCTTCTAGATGCCGCTGCAAGGCGTCGTAAGTCAAAGATGAAGGAAGAACTATACCCACTCCCCGAAGACCGTCTAGAACGCCCTTGTGGAGGAGCGGGAGGTTTTGACGATTTTGTAGAGCGTTGGACGGAGTGAATAAATAGAAACAGCCTATTACTGTGTCTAAATGCCGACCTTTCAGACATTTAAAGATCTGAGTGTTACTTTTAAGAAACACCCTGTTACCGACGATTTGGTAACAGTGAAGGACAAGGCAGCTATTGTACAAGCGATTACCGTTCTTCTACTTACCAAAAAGGGAGAAAGACTATTTCAACCTGATATTGGATGTGGTGTTCAGAACTTGTTGTTCGAACCAATGGACTACGCTACTGCTGGTTTAATCAAGGGCGAGATTATTCAAACCCTAGAAAATTTTGAACCACGTATTGGAGTTGAAAATATTATTTGCACTCCAGATTTTGATAATAATGCATACGAAGTAGAACTATACTATCGAATCGTTGGAAGAGATGACGCAGTTGTTGGTGTAGACTTCTTGCTAGAGCGTACACGATAATGCCTTATACTCAGGTTGCCAATTTAGACTTTGAAGAAATCAAAGTCGCTCTGAAAGATTATCTTAGAGCATCATCGGATTTTACCGATTATGACTTTGAGGGTTCTGCTCTAGCGAACTTGATTGACGTATTGGCGTATAACACGTACTACACGGCGTTTAACACCAATATGGTAGTCAATGAACTATTCATTGATTCTGCCACGTTGAGGGACAACGTAGTAGCGATTGCGAAGCAATTAGGTTACACACCGAAGAGTGCTACTGCTCCAACTGCGTATGTGTCCTTTACTGTAAACTATGACAACCCAACAACTGATACCGAGTTAAATCTTAAGAAAGGTACAGGTTTTGTTGCTACTTATGACAATGATACTTATCGCTATGTTGTACAAGAAGATGTAAAAGCGCAAGTATCTAATCAGCAGGCAGTATTTACAAACGTAGCAGTTAAAGAAGGAAGTCTTCTGACTAATACGTTTACGATTGATACATCACTATCTTCCCAGAAATTTATTCTGGACAATAACAATATTGACACAACTACGGTTCTTGTTAAGGTTTATCCTGGCGGAGGTTCATTTAACGAACCATACCTACTAGCAAAGAACATTCTTGGTATTGATGGGTCGTCCAAAGTATTTTTCCTAGATGAGATTGAAGATAACAGATATGAAGTTCTGTTTGGTGATGGTGTACTAGGAAAAGCACTAGAGAACGGAACAAGAGCAGAAGTCTCTTACATGGTAACAAATGGTCCTGCATCTAATGGTGTAAGGTCATTTGTATTCTCTGGTGTCTTAGAGAACCAAAACGGCACTCCACCCACTGCATATAGCGTAACTGTTAACTCATCTATTGCATCTGCAGGTGGAGAAGAACTTGAGAACACTAACAAGATTAAGTTCAATGCACCTCGTTCTTATGGAGCACAAGACAGAGCAGTAACTGCATCTGACTATGAAACTATTGTGAGACAGATTTATCCTGCTGTAAGTGACATTATTGTCTATGGTGGAGAGGAAGCAGATCCTCCACAGTATGGAAAGGTATTCATTTCACTGAAACCAAAGGATGCATCTTACTTAACATCCTTAACAAAGAAAGAAATTATTGATGGTCTTAAGAAGTATGTGGTTGCATCAATCGAACCACAAATTATAGACCCATCTATTCTTTATGTTGAACTGAAAAGTTCTGTATTTTATGATAGAAACAGTACAGATCAAACTACAACCGACATTGAAAGAAAAGTGATTCGTTCTGTACAAGACTATCTTAATCAGTCTAGCACAGAAAAATTTAATGGCAAGTTTAGATATAGTAAAGCTACTGCTGTTATCGATGATGCCGATCGTTCAATTAACTCAAATTTAACAACTGTTACAATGAGGAAGGATTTCTATCCTCAATTAAATTCAACTTTTTATTATGAACTATGTTTTCAAAATGCGTTCGATACTGACTGCGACGATCCTGTTTTATCATCTACTGGTTTTAGGGTTACTGAACATCCTAATTATGATGTCTATATCGAAGATAGGTCGGGCAAAATCGTCCTATATAGGATAGATCCTGCAACTGGCAATAAAGTTGTCCTAGACAGCGATATTGGCGATATTAATTATGAGAAAGGCGAGTTAAAAATTTATGCATTGACAATTATTAAAGGTAGCTTCTTTGATAATAGGATCTCCGTGAGGGTAAAACCACTTTCAAATGATATTAAAGCATCTCGTGAAGTTTATCTTGATGTTGATGTTGCGAGTTCCAGTTTCACAGCATACAAAGAGTAAGTAGATGGCAGTCAAGACTAAGAGAATTTCTACCCTCATTGAGTCTCAACTACCTCAGTTCATTTCATCCGAGTACGAACTATTTTCAAAGTTTGTCCAGAGATATTATGAGCAGCAGGAGTTGCAGGGTCAAGCACTAGATGTTATTACTAACATCGAGGATTATGCTGACATTGATTTTTATGAAAAGAGTATCCTCAATCAGCAAGGAACACTTGCTACTAGCGTAGATAATCAGTCTACCACAATTACCTTATCCAATTCTTCTGGTTTTGTAGAGAAAAACGGATTTGTTCGTATTGATGACGAAATTGTTTTTTATGAAGAAAAAGTAGGTAATGATCTTGTAGGTTGCCGTAGAGGTGTGAGTGGAAACACATCTCTAGGTGATTTGTATACATCTAGCGATTTTAAAACTACAGAAGCAGCACCACATCAATCTGGTGCAGTAGTTTATAATATTACCAATCTATTCTTATATGCATTTGTAAGAAATTTTGAGAAACAGTATCTTGCGTCTTTCCCTGAAAAGTATTTAAAACCTGAGGTAGACAAAAGAACTCTTATTAAGAATATTAAAAAGTTCTATAGGTCTAAAGGTACAGACGCTTCAATTAAATTTGTCTTTAATTCATTAGTTGCTGGACCAGAAACTAAACCAGAAGTTTACAAACCAAAAGATTTTACATATAAAGCATCGAATGCTGATTGGATCAACATTTATGCATTAAAAGTAAAAATTCTATCTGGTGATCCTAAGGAACTAATTGGTCAAATCATCACACAAGATGACGAAAGTGGTTTTGCATCTGCAACTGTAGATAACGCTTTCGTTGATGGTGTGTATGATGGCGAGACAACATGGAACATTGTTCTTGCTCCAGAGACTGTTAACGGTCGTTTTGCAATCTCAACTAAGACTAGACTTGAGAAGGCAGTTCCTTCCAGTCAATCTGGTTTGGTATTAAATGCATTTTCTACTTCTGGATTCCCTGCTCGTGGTCAATTCTTAATCGATCAAGAGATTTTTGAATATGATTCAAAAAATGTCAATCAATTTAATGTAACGAATAGAGGTGTCGATTCTGTTATCCAAGCACATAGCAAAGGAACAGCAATTTACAAACCAACATTAATTAAACAAGGCAATGTCACCTTTATTACACTAGGTGTTGTCTACAATGTTATTCCAAGTGCTACTCATCCATATGCATATGCTGGTGATAGCGTACAAGTATCAGAATCTGGATTTACAACTGACAATCCAAAAATTATCGATACCGCATCTAATAACATTAGATGGATCTTTAACAGATACCTCTCTGTCCAATCTTCTCAAAATGCTAACGTCACTGCAGCACTAAATGATGCTAACACTGATGTCTCCGCTATTTTTGAAGATGATCAATACTATTATATCACATCTTCTGGATATCCATCACATGATATTTTAAATGGTGGTGTAACTTTACCAGTTAAAGATCAAAATCTTTTAAAATTAATCAGAAAGCAATCTACTAGAACTACTGAAGTTTATGAAACATCGACTAGAGATGTTGGCATTCTAGTAAATGGTGTACGAGTCTTTAGTTATAAAGATGAAGATAGAATCAATTTTGGTAAATTAGAATCTATTAGAGTTGTTAACCAAGGAAGGGGATATGAGAATCCACCTTATGTGTTGATAGACAATGTACCAGATAAAGCATATGCTGTTCTTTCTGGTGAAGTCATTGAAAGTATTAGAGTAAACACGACAGATACTTTCCCCAAAGATCCTGTAATTACGATTACATCTGGTCGTAGAGCATCTGTAAAAGGTATTGTTACTGGTGGCAGAGTAACCAGTCTCCAAATTGAAGATGCTGGTGAATACTATTCTACCCCACCCATTGTCAGAATTACTGATAGGGCAGGAAGAGGTAGATTTGCTTCTTATACCAGTGTTATCACTCCAGATGGCAGACTTGACAGTTTTGAGCAAATTGACGCTGGAAACTTCTACACTCAAGAAAATATCCAAGTAGATATCATTCCAGTTGGTGTTGATGCTACAGCAGAACCAAAATTAAAAACATGGGTCAAGAATAGATTTAAAAAGTATGAAAATCTAGTTGACTCTAATAACGGATATCTTTTCCAGAATATTAATAAGAGTCTAGATTATGGTTATGGATATCTTGCCAATCCACAACAGCTAAGACTTCTCCTAGATGACAACTTATTAGCTATTGGCACAGAACCATCGGAAAAAACCCATTCTCCAATTCTTGGTTTTGCATATGATGGCAATCCAATTTATGGTCCATTTGCATGTGAAAACCCACTAGACCTTACTTCTGATATTATCAGAATGACATCTAGTTACAGAAACAAGAATAGAAGACTTGCTGGTCCTTCTGTAGACACATATCCTCTAGGAACTTTTATTGACGACTATGAATATATCCACAGATCTGGAACTCTAGATCAAAACAATGGTCGTTACTGTGTTACTCCAGAATACCCAGAAGGAACCTATGCTTATTTCTTAACTATTGATCAGGAGCAAAAACCAAAGTTCCCATATTTTATTGGTGAAAACTTCTATTCTCTACCAGTAGACTCTAATTACAATGCTCCAATTAGTCAAAATGAGCTCCCTACTAATGTAAGAAGATTAGCACAACCAGATATGCCTGTCAATGGTGCTGGTTTCGTTGGTGTCATTGATAGTGTCAAATCAGGTACAGTAGAATCAATTAATACCACAGAATCTCATAATAACTTCTCGGTTGGTTGTGAATTCTTATTTGATAGCAGAGGAACTGATGGTGAAGATATTGAAGCAGTTGTAGGATCTGTTAAAGGAAAATCCGTTGATTATATTGAGTCTAAAGAAGACAAGGTAGTAAAACTTGTCACGATTCAAAGTGCTTACTTATTCCAAGATGATTTCCTTAGACAACCAGCATCTGGTGCTTCTGGTCAAATTATTGGTAATGTTGTTAATGACAATATCGTTATTCTAAGAAATGTTATTGGATCTTTTGATAACACTGGAACTTTCTCTGCAGATATCAAAACTCTCAATATTCTTCTAGATCAAAATTCATCTTATACTAAGGGTGCTATCATTACCCTCACAGATGGAATAGGTGGAAATTTTGCAGAAGGTGAAGTTTTAGAAACAACAAATAGTCAGAACGTTGTAAAACTCAAAGTTTTGAGTGGAGAGTTTGTAGTTAACACAGAATACTATTTACAGTCTGATAATTTACTCAACACAGCTGGAACTAAAATTATCACATTCTCTTCAATGAGTGATAACTTAGAGCCATTTGATGTAAACCAGAATGTAGCACTAGTACAAACCACAGAACCACATGGTCTTGGTTTTGGTGATAAGGTTGATATTGACATCAACCCAGATGATTCTACTAAGACTAAAAACTACTATGTAAGAAAAAGATTATATCAAAAAGTAAAATTTGTAGCTCCACAAATTCAAACATCGCTTAATTATGATGGTGTTGGTAGATTTGATCTACTTGAAAGTGGTGCTGATTATACCGACGACATCTATATCGATGTCCCACTAACAGGTGGTTCTGGTACTGGTGCTAAAGCTAATATTACTGTTATTGGTGGCAGAGTTTCTTCTTGCGTTTTATCGGATGGTGGTACTGGATATAGTAAAGGCGAATACTTAGGGGTTGATGATAACTCTTTGGGTAGATCTATTGCTTCTCAAAGCACTCGCAGATTGACATTGTATGTTGATCACGTTGGTGTAGCAAAAGGATCCACCAGATTCCCTCTAGTATCTACTGATGGAATTGTAAGACAAGATCTGTTCAAAATTGGAACTGAAATTGTAAAAGTTGTAGATATTGATGGTAGTACAGTAATTGTTGAAAGAGCACAAGAAGGAACTGTACAGAAAGATCATTTTACTGGTCAAGCATTTACATTATATCATGGTCAATACAATTTTGATCCATTATATCATATTGGATCTGCAAATGGTGATGGATACATTTACAGTTATGATAATAAGACTCAAGAAGCACTTATCGTATTCAATTATGGAATTGAGATTAAGACTGCGAATAAGATAACAAATTCAATTCTATTTTTTGATTCTAGCACACCTTCTAGGTTGGTAAGAACTTCTAGTGCTGAAGATCCTGTATTTAAATTTGAAATTTCAGAAGATAATGTCAATTTTGATGTTAACCCACTACTAGACATTCAAGAGTATTACAGATACGTATTTGATACATCACATAGTTCTCTGACAGGATCTTTCTTTGATATTAGTCCAAGTAAGAACTTTAACCTCGTTACTGTAGAAAGAATTAATTCTACAGTTAAAGCAGGCAATCCAGGATCTTTTGTTGATGTTAAATTTGGATTTGGATCTAGACAAAGTGCTAATACTTATACAGAAAAAGTCGGAACAGATTTCCTCAATTTTTACTATTTTGATAAAAATGGCATTATTGATGCAGAAGGATCCTATCTAAAGATTGTTAGTGATCCTCTACAAGGAACTAAAACTCTTGCATATGTAACTGATACTAAATTTGTGTATGAGTTAGATGAGATTCCATTGTGGGATGGATCTGGATCTATTACATATACAACAACTGGTCAGTTTGCTATTGGTCAGATCAATTCTGTTAATGTAGTTAATTTAGGCACCAATTACAAAAAGACACCTATTGTAAAAGGTGTTTCTCCATCTACTTCTCTGAGAGCATCTGGAACTGTTATTATTGATCCAAATACTCAGACTGTTACTGGTTTTGAATTAACCGAGGGTGGATCTAATTATTCTAAACCAAAAGTTGAGTTAATTGATGCTGATGGTGTAGGGGCAGAATTTAATATTGTTATCAGAGATGGTAAGATCTTTGCTATTACTGCAAAAAATGGTGGTAAGAACTACACATATGCTCCAGAAGCAAAAATTATTGAAACTGATTTAAAAGCATACGCTGAAAGCACAAACATTGGATCTCCACAAAGCATCAGAATTATCAAAAATGGTGGATCGTATCATGATGATAAAACTGTTAGATCCCTGTTCACATCAGCAACTACTTTTAAAGTAAAAGATTTTGCACATAGTCAATTCAAGAATGGTGAAAAAGTAGTACAAACTCTTGGTGGTATTGAAGTTGCTAGCGGTATTGTATTAGAATGGAGAAATGGTTCTAACTTATTGAAAGTTGGAAATATTCGTGGATATTTTAGAGATGCTTTGCCTATCCGTGGATTGGTGTCTCAAACGTCTGCTAATATCATTGACAGATATGTTTCTATATTGAACGAAAGAATTGAGACTTTCTTTGATAACCAAGGATCTTTCAATTCCGATAGAGGCATCATTGGTGTATCAAATCAAAAAATTACCGACTCATTCTTCTATCAAGATTATTCTTACGTTGTTAAATCCAAAACTCCTATTGATCAATGGCGTGAGTTAATCAAGTCTACAACACACCCAGCAGGTTTCTTACTGTTTGGTGAAGTTGACATTGAAACTGATGCTAACATCAGAATGCCACAGAAGATGCCAAAAGCATCGCATTTCTCGGTAGTACAACTTTGGGATCCAGATAAGAATAAGATTACTGTTGAAAGCACGAGACGTGTTGTTACACAATCTATACAAAAAGTTGAAGATTCTAAAAAGCAAAGAGGAAGTGGGTCTGTTGCATCTTCAGAATTCAACTTCAATGATCTACGCGCATTTAATGTAAGAATCTATAATAGAACTGCTGGATTCTATGATGATATCATTGCTGACGGTAAACCATGGTGGTATAAGAATCCTTTTGATGGCAGAGAACTGGAGAGTGGTGATACAAGCCTAGGTTCTAATAGAACTGGAACAACCACTTTCCAATTAAGAGACTTTAATGATAATCCAGTATTTCCAGTTAGCGCAAACAATCTGATCATTTCTCTGGATGGTGTTGTTCAGGAAGCAGGACTTTCTTATACTGTACAAGATGACAACATTATTTTTGCTCAACCTCCATATGGAGATGGAACAAAGTTAACTGGCGATGACGGTGATGATGTCACTGCATTTGGTGGTGTAACTTTCTATGGAAGATATGTTGCATTTAATCAAAATCAATACAACGATCGTTATTTTAAGAAGTTAGCATCTATTAGTCAACGCAATGGCAGATGGATTGATGCTGCTAACCAAATTGACAACAATCTAGATTTTATTTTAGAAGAAACTCTTGGATATACTCAAGCTACTTACACTGCGGTAGATTGGAATGTAAAAGAACTTAAATTCTTAGAAGATCTAGAAACTGTAATTAAAGCATTCTCTCACGATTTGAGATTTGGCGGCAATGCAGATAGTTTTGATTTTGCTACTTATTTTAAGGAAACAGAAGCAGGAGTATACTATAAGGATATTTTACAAGAATTCTTGTTTGCTGTCAACTATGCAGAAAAACTTTGCAGACTTGCTATTAGAAATTGGGATTACACAGAACCAGTTGTAAGATATTCTACTGGATCTACTCAAATTACAATGGACAACACAGAAAACATTATTGTTGGTTCTATTGTAAGTTCTGGAAGAGCGTTCCCAGAAGGAACAAAAGTTGTAAGAATTCTAGATGAAAACACAATTTTAGTATCCAGAGCAGCAACACAAAACGCTGGTGGTTCTGGTGGTGCTGAAGTTGGCATCGTTGATATTGAAGGTACTACTGGTGGTGCTGGTGTTGTATCATCTACAAGAACGGTATCCAGAGTTGTTGATGGAGAAACATTCGAAGTTGAACCTGGCGATACTTACATTGCTGAAATTGCTTTCTCTGGAACTACTCAAGCCACATTTAAGTTAAGTGGTATCAATAGTGGTACATATATTGACGCTTCTGATATCATTAGAAATAATGCAGAATACATTAAAGAAGAAGCGGTAGGTTGGGCACAATCCCAATTCCCTAATATTGGTTGGGCAAACAAAACCGACAAGTGTAAGCGTGATATTGGATACTTAATTGATGCTATTACATATCATTTAAGATTTGGTGGTAACGCACAAGTTGTCGAATTTGGTCAATTATATTACATTGGCAATGAACTTGGATATATCAATGATCAACTCAACGAGTCTTTGAGAACTTATGAGAAAGCAGTTGAGTTAATGGTTCTTGCAATGCGTCAGACATTGCCAGCAGGAACATACACTGCTATTGAACCTGTAGTAGACAATAGTATCCTACTGGATACAGAGGTTCCATATTGTGCAGATGTTGAAGCAACTCTTAACACTTATTATGAAATTGTAGATACAATTTTGACCGAGGGAAGAAATTTAGTTCCTATTACTGCAGAAAACCTGAATCCAACTGGACTATACAGTGGAACAAGACCTCTTACAAATCACGACATTATTCTTGATCCTGACATTCCAGTAAAAGAATGTAATGATGTTATTTCTGCTATTAACATTCTTCAAGAAACTGTTGCGGACATTATTAATGGTGTAACTCTTACAAGATCCAACCCACAGTATATTGATGGGAAGAATAAGGCATTTGATCTTTATTGGGAAGATGGATCTGCTGTTGTCACAGAAGAAGATGAAGATCTATTCATCTATCTAAATGGAATTTTACAACGTCCTAAGTTTACAGAGTCTTATCCACCAGAAGACTCTTATGTAATTAATAGAGAAACAGTTCCTAATCAAATTGTATTTGATGTAGCACCTGTTTGGGATCAATCAGAAAACCTAAAACTTGTTCAGGAAAAACAAGCAGTTGAATTCTATGGCGGTGTAGGTATTGGCAATTACAAGCGTTTAACTATTGATTATGAACTAGTAGACGGTGTAAGAACTGGTCCATTCCTAATCTTAGATGTAGAAGATTTAACAGTACAAAAAATTGATGATCCCAGATATGTCTTGGTATTCCTAGATGGTGTGCTACAAAGAGATACATTCTCTTATGAGATTTCTGGTCCCAATATTTTCTTCAATGTTCCCATTCAAGCGGAAATGAAGATTGATATAAGATTACTTTATGGTAGAGATGTTGGTCAAACATTGCAACTCTATGGTTATAGACCAGATCTTTATTATCAAGATTCTAAACTTACTTGGAACAATCTTAATGCTGTAGGCGAATATATTGTTCAGGAATTTAATAAAGGTGCGTGGAAGGGAGAGTTTGTTGCGAATGCTGTACAAGTATGGCAAGTTAGACCAGATGGCACTTATAACACACTTGGCGAAATTGTTAACTCTTCGATTTTAGGCAACACATTCGAATTAACACTGTTTGGTCATCCATACGAAATTATTGAAGGTCTTAAGTTTGTATTTGCAGTTAAAGGTAGATACTACTTGACTTATGATTTCCCATGGGC